ATGGCATAGTCTTCTCATGAAGGTCACCCTTAAGGAACCCTAGTTCTTTTCCTACGGCTACATGGGGACGGGTAATGACGATCTTGTCAATAGCCTTGGTAGCGTATAGGTCAGCTGCGTAGGTGGCAGTAACGTAAGTCTTACCAGTACCAGCAGGCCCGAGAACAAAGACCTGGTTGTTATTTGACAACGCATCAATGAAGTCCTTTTGCTTAGGTGTGCGAGGGACTAGGCCTGATGTCTTCTTTGTTGCTGCTCCCTTATAGTTTGTCTTACGGCGGGTACGTGTAGGCTTTTGTAGTGGTTCAATGTTATTCATAAGCTAACCAACTCAGCTTCTACATAAGGAATGTGAAAGAACTTTTCACCATGTGTGATATACCTACCCTTAGCCCCCTTAAGGCTTTCCTTGGTGAGCTGTGTGTCTTTAATACGCCATGCTTGCTTGAAGTCAGGACGAAAGATATAGAAGTTAAGGACACCATTTTCTTCTGTGTGTTTATCTAACAGACGTTGCTTACGTTCAGGAATACGGATCTCTGTCCAATGCGTAGGCCAGTCAGCTTTCCATGCTGTCTTTACTTCAGCCTCATTGAAATAGGTGTATCCATTCTTCTGTGATACAACGTCAACATTAAAGTTCTCTTCGTTGTTAACTATCGTGTGACCCTTAGCCTCCAAGTAGGAGACCAAGGCATCACGGGCAGGACTATCATACGCTTCGTATAGTGCTCGACTAAAACTCTTCCGTACTGCTGTCATTTAGTAGTTCCTTTAGTTCGGTGTAGCCACCAATGTGCTCACCTGTAGGGTTAAAGATCTGGGGTACAGTCGTCATACCAGCATCTTTGATTAATGTCAATAGCCATTTACTGCTAGGGGAGTCGAGGGTGTAGGAGGTGTATGCTAGCCCCCTACCCCGCAACATAGCCTTAGCATCATCACAGAAGTTACACTGTGTTCTACCTAAGACTACCCAACTCATGTCAAGTCCACAATCTCACAAGAGTCACCTGAGCAAGCCATAGTCTGACTACCTGAAGTGTTGTCCTCTTTCTCGTAGTCAGCAAGAGAAGTCCAGTCGATAGCCTCGGGCATAAGTGACAACAGTTGTTCGTACTCAGACTTACCACAGTCTTGGTAGGGTGCCTGTTGGTACGTATGGTCAGAGTGAGGTAAGAAAGAAACACCACTCATCTCATCAAAGTGTTTGTACACGAAGGCACCTACGTCCACCCACTCAGCATCCTTAACGGAGATCGTAACGGATGGCTTATGTTCGCACCAGTGGCGTTGGTAGGTCAACCAGGTCTCCAGTTGTTCTATTGCTGTTGTGTCATTACGTGTGACAGCATTATCAGGAGACTTCATAGGGAAGCTAAACACTGTAGTCTGGTCTGGCTTCATGGCACATGGCTCACTAGGAATACCTTGGTCAATCATGAATTGTGTCAAGGGGTCTTTGTTGTCTCCTCGAACGGTTCTGATGTAGTAGTTATTGTGTCGGGCGTGTATCCCAGAGGCTGAGTCAACGAGTTGGCTGACTGTTCCCGATGGCTTAACACAGCTAATAGCAGCAGCAACAGGAATGCCAAGAAGGCCAGCCCACTCAACGTTAGTTTCGATTGCAATTTCACGTAACTTCTCCAATGTTTTATCTAAGCCAGCATTTTTACTGGTCATTAACGGATTATCCATAATGCCTGTAAGGCTCACCCCTAGCAGACGTTCAGCTTCTGTGTTGGTAGTCCAGATCTTACGAAGGTAAGGCATCTTGGTATAGGTAGACTGGATCGTACCTAGTATTGTAGCCAACTTAACCTTGTGGGCTAGGTTGTCAAAGTTATCTGTAGCTCTAACAACAACCTCTGTTAGATTACAGAATTGGTTAGGACGTAGGATGATCTCACTGCAAGGATTGGTCCCGAACTCATAGTTAGGATCACGGCGTCCATTCTTCTCCGCTTGTTTCTTTGAGGCCTGGCGGTTAAAGATACCCCGTTCACCTGAGCCTGACTCAACCAAGGCTGTCCACTCACGCATAAATGACATAGCGTCTGGCTTCTCCGTATATGACACAGAGTTGTTAGCCAAAGCACGTTGGGGATTGTTCTCCCACCATGAGCCAGACTTAGCGTGACGCATACGGTCATCCGAAAGGTTGCTCAGGGAGATCATAGCACTACGTCTTACACCACCAACTACAACTACCTCACCGATCTTACACATCAAGTCGTGGCATTCTACAGATGACAGCTTACGTCCCTCTGCTGCACGGAATGTATTGACAGCAAAGTTAAACAAGTCTATCAATGGTGCTGGTCCTGACGCACGTCCACCGAATGTCTTAAGACGGGCACCGGCAGGACGCACCTTAGATACATCCCACTTAGGGATCTCACCACTGTAGAGGAGTGCAATAACTTGACGGAGAGCTTTGGCCCAACCTTCTTTACTGTCCTTAACGACAATGACAGACTCACTCTCGAAGAGCTGAGGCACCTCTGGGAGCTTGCTGATGAATTGGCGCTCGACGGAGAACCCGACACCAGTGCCACACAAGAGGATAAACATAGCCTCATCGAAGGCCTTAAGGTCATCTACGGGTAGATACGAACAGTTGTACATACAAGTGTTGTCACGACTAGCAGCTGGCCCTGCTGTCATAAGTGAACGCATGGATGGCATGACACTAAGGTTAAGGATAGCTTCCTCTAGCTGGTCAATGTAAGTGTTGTCACCAGCAACAGGACGTACCACGTTGTCCATGTAACGAGATACAGTCTCACTCCAGTTCTCACGGCGTCCTTCTTTGTCTAACCAACGTGCATACCGTGAGGTAGCAATAAAGGTCTGGTAGTCTGTCGGTAGTAGGTTGCTGCTCATTTACCTCGTCCTCGCATTGTTTTATCTTCTTCTAGCCAGACCATACGGTCAATGTCTTGCCTACTCATACCAATGTCTTTTAGTTCTCTATCGGATAATTTGTTTAAGATCTTGATTGCTGCTCTATGCTCTGACCACATAATACAGTACCGCAGGAACCTCACAAATATATTATTTACCCATTTCTGTTTCATCTATTGTCCCCCGAGCCTTTAATGACACCACGAGTATACCTGTCATTCAGTTTGTCCATGTTAGCCTCCAGTACCTCAGGTAGATTACTGTAGAAGTAGTTAGCCAAGGCAGTTGCGTAGAACACAACATCACCCAACTCTTTGATGATCTCCTTCTGGTTGATCTTGGTGTTGTCTCTACGATACTTCTTAATCTTCTCAGCTACCTCACCCGCCTCGCCAACCAAACCTAAGATGTTCTCGACAAGTCTGTTATCTCCCTCAGTTACGATCTTACCCTCTACCCAGTAAGAGTATTCCATAGGTGTGACATTGACAATGCTAAATGCCTCGATGTCTTCTGTTGTAATCATTCTTCTATCCTTTTCCATTCAGCCATTTCTGCGTCTAAGTTGAAGTAGTCGTCTAAGTCTATAAGACCTTCGTCTACTAGGTATTCTACGATAAGTCTTTCTGAGATCTCGTTCTGTTCTAACAGCAATTCTAAGCCGTAGTTTTCGACAAGAGCACGAAGTTTACTATCCAAGTCAAACATTGTCAAGCACCATTAGTTTGCCCCTAGATTATATTCTAGGATGATTGGCTCTATGGTTGTACTTAAGTGCTTAATCATTTCATAGGCACTGTCAAAGTCATCCATAAGTATCTCGTCTTCCTCCATGGTCCCATCCTCGTGTTCAACTAAACAGATGTTATAGTAGCAGTTCTCTTCGTCTAAGAAGTAAGGACCACTTGTTACCCTGTGTATCTTTAAGATCATTTCTTCTTTTCCTTTACCCACTCAACAGGTATATACTCTTGTGCATACAAGAACCCATGTTTTTCACACCAATCAGCATAAGATGTCTTAGAACCTTTCCTGATCTTGGCCTTAGGATTACTGAAAACAAACCGAATGTCAAGCTCTGGATACTGTTTTTTGACAAGTAAATGTTTTTTTCTATCTGACGGAAGAAACCTACCCTTTGTCTCAATGTAGATCCCATTAGGTAACTGGAAGTCTGGTGTGTAGTGACGCACTTCTGACACAGCGTAAGGTATTTTCGTCTTCTCATACTTGAATTTAACCCTACGAAGAGTTAGCCAAGCAGCTGTCCTTTTCTCTAAGCCTGATCTGAAACGCATTTAGGTGGCTCCCATAGTTGTCCTTCGTAACGACGAAGCCATAGTAACCTGGCGTTCTCAATGACACGATCCTCTTCACCACCGTATGCACGTAAGCACTCTTCGTACATCTCTTCGTCAGTAACAGAATCAGCTAATAACTTTTCTGCCTTCTTGGGGCCAATACCATAGAGACCTATGATGTTATCTGCTTTATCACCCGTAAGGATCTGCGTGTAGAAGAACTTAGCACCCTCACGTTCTGACATTGTAGTAAAGGTTTTCTTATTAGGGTTGTAATGGTGACAAGGGATCTGCAACATATCTTTGTCAATGGATATGATGGTGGCGTTAGGGCCATACGCAGTAGCCCAAATTCCTAGTAGATCGTCAGCCTCTTCCCCCTTAGACACAATGGCTGACCAGTTGTCAATCATGTGTTGACGAATAGCCTGTAGGTGTGCTGGTTTCTCTACACCCTTACGGTTACCTTTGTACTCATGGGATACAGCTATGTCATAACGGAAGTTACCCTTACCTGTAAGGAAGATCTGATAGTTATTCTCAGACACCTCCCACATTACTTCGTTAAGAGCATCATCCAGAACAGAATCAACCTTAGCCAGGGCTTCCTCCTCAGACTCATCCTCACAAGAGAAGGCTGCTCTGTAAGCAAAAGGATCACCGTCTACTAGGACTTGCTTGTTCACAACTTATCCTCTCCATTAAGTTGATTGATCCGCATCTCTGCGTAACGGATAACTTTTTCTAGGTCAACGATCTCACTGGCATCCTTAGTCTTACCATCGTACAACTTAAACCCAGCACGACTAACATACTTGACAATATTCCCACGCCAGAACTCAAAGTCATTTAGCATGATGTATGTGATAGGTTCTATCTCCCAACGGGCATAGTGTTCAGGCTCATTCACGATGTCTGCTGTGTGTTCTGACATTACCTTCTCCTTAAAGTTCTCTTCTTCTTCTAACAACTTCTTCCACTCACTGTTTATCATCACTCTTCCTCCAGACAGAAGCCACACCATGTATCCTTACTTGCATTACCACAGCTGACACACTTACGCCACTTGTTCTTCTCTTCACGATCCAAGGATGCCTTACGTTCTTCTGGTGTCATAGGTCTGATGTCACTAAAGTCTGCCTCTAAGGGCCACTCATTGTCTGTCACGGAGTACCTCCTCATACTTATTGAACAACTGCTCAAACTTCCACTGGTACACTTGCTGCATACCAAGCAGGGCGTTCATCAGTTCATCTTGTGTAGGGTCACGCTCACCATCACCTATCTGTTTGAAGATAACCTGAAGGTCATCACATACATGCCAGCAGTCCATTATCATTGGCTCTAAGTCATACAGTTTAGTCATCTTCATCCTCCGTTAGTGCATCCCATGACACAGGGAATAGCTCAATCATCTTGTGGTCAATCTGCCGTGCTACCTCTCGTGTCTCTGCCTGTGTGTCAGCCTTGCAGCGCAGGTTACACATATCAGCGAAGGCATCCAAGCTACCTGACCAGTACCACTCAGTCATAGTAGACTGTGGTAGTTCCATACGGGCTTGCTCAGGTGCTACACCGTGAGCTAGTAGGTCTTTGTAGGCTTTAAGTGCTGCCCATCCTGAACTACCCCAGTCACCTACATTTACTACACCCTCAGAGCCTTGCTTCTTATCGGCACTGCGTCCACGCCATGCGTAAGGAGTGTATAA